TAAGCTCATTAAGTTGTGCTTCCAATTCGTGTGGTTTTTTGGCTAGGAAGTAACCTAACCGTAGTGCTGTGTTGGCGAGGTCTGTTACCAACCCTGGAGGTAGAAGCTCAATCAGTAGGTGGCGTTGAGCAAACCTTGCACAACAGAGAGCAAGGTATTCACCAAAAATCAATATTCGGTCGTTAACCTCATCATCCACGCTCTCCAACATTTTGTATAACCTGTTGGCTATATCCTCAGTAGCTTCCTTGCTCCTAACATCTAATACTTTGTCTTCCATTATCTCCTCCTTAATTGTAATAACCTGCATTTGGTGGTATCCTGATGGACATAATTATCATCTACCTTGACCAGTGTGCCACCAGCTACACCACACTTGCTACAAACTATTGGTTTGGCTAGGTTCAACCTTTTAGCTTTCATTTGTATCTCTTCCTTATGTCAGCATAAACCTCGTCGGTGCTGTGGTATGGACTTGCTTCCATTGCAAGGTCATCCTTACCAATAGCAACATTGGTTTTACCAATAGCAATGTGGTTCTCCTCAATAAGAAATTGGTAAACTTCCTGTGGGCTATCTGCGTCCACGATGAAGTCGCAATAAACTCTACACCTCATTGGTATCACCTCCCTCCTCTATACATTCTAGCAATTCCTCTGGTATCCTCAGGTCTGTCTCATAAGCTAGGACATCATAGTAAAGTTCGGTGTCCTCTTGCTTAAACTCTAGGTCGCAGTTCCAGCAATACCATTGAGAACCTTGCTCAAATATGGCGGTGCTTTTACCACAGTTAGGACAAGGTAAGCTATAACCTGGATTGTGGTAGGTTCCATCAGCAAAACCTTGTCTTACCTCTTGTTTGGTTTGGTCATCCATCTCTACCAAGCCTTACCTGACATTGCTTACAATCCTTTATATGCTCCTCAACCTCTAACCTTGACAGCCACCTGGTTGGTTCCTTGTGCTCCATAACAGCGGTAGCACAGGTGCAGGAGCCAAGTTTGCAATCACCATCCTGCTGATGCCAACAGGTTTCACAGTTCCTCAATTCTTACCACCTTGAAGTTCCATATGCACCTCTAGCCATATTGCCCACCAATCCTCATTGGTCTCCACGGATGCACCATAGTATTGCCAGATAACACCTTTAGCTTCAGGCAATACCATACACCTGTTAAGCATTGTTTGGTTTATTCTTATCACCAACATATTACATACTCCTTAACTTTAGCACTTGGAACCACCAGCCACTACCATCACTTGTCTTAAGGATTTCCTTGATGCGGTAGTTGTTATGGCTTCGTGGTTGGTGTAACTCACACTCGGGACCAAGGAAGATTATGAAGTTACCTTGATGTTCAATACCAACCAGGTATTTATCACCACCCTTCTCCCACTTTAGCTTACATTCCTCGGTAACATCCTCATACTGCAACCTCTGTCCACAAGTAGGACAATACTCATCTTCCATTCTTTATCACCTCCTTCCTTCAAGATATATCCTGATTTTCCTTGGCTTCATCAAGGTGATTTCCTTGATTTCCTCATTGTCCTTGCTATCCTTTTCACCCTTGATTATCATCTCCTTTGCTTGGAGAAGTTCCTCAAGTTCTAACCAAGATAGCTCCAACTTCCTCATTGAGGTTGCCTCCTTTCTTATTTAATCCTACTAGTTGTAAAATCCTATTATATTATAAATAGCCAAACCTATGGTGGTGACCATCATAATCAGCTCGGTAATAAGAACCCAACGACGAGGTTCAGTTGCACGGACTTCTCCCTTGACATATATTATACCTAGGAGTGTGAGGAGCACAATAGCCATACCTATTGCCATATAGTTTATTATATAATTTCCAACCAACATTATTCACCCCCTTCCTTGTATTATCCTAACCTTGCCGTTCCTACCAGGCTTACCCCAATTCCTACTAATGATACCAGCACTATGACCTGGTAGCTTTTTCCTCCTATCATCCACCAGCTTATCAAGCTCCTTGCTCCTTAGGTTGATAAAGTATTTGGCTTATCAACCATTGGTAGCCCCCTCAACTCTTATAGGTATTAAAATGTTCCTCAAGGTGCTTCATCACCCTAGCTTCTTCTTCACGCTCATCGTACCTTTTCCCATACCTTTCCAGTATCACATTTAGATAGGCTTCTGGATGTGGTTCGTCTATGGGAACAAATATAGTAGGATAGTGAAAACCTTCTTCGTAATAACTTGACGGATGCTTTACATACCAGCCTTTAGCGTGAATAGTTACCTTCCGTTCTTTCCCAGTATCCTCGTCTTCTTCAATGCCCTCTATATCCTTATCACACCACTCAAACTTAAAGCCCATCTGTTCCATCATTGCTTTAGTTTCCTCAAAAGACATTACCTTTACTCCTATCTAGCTTTCGGTTGACTCCATCTCTCTCCTCTATTTGCTCTGCTAGGTCTTTCAATCTTCTGGTCGGTATAATCCTAATTTGCTTCTCAACCTTTATGGTATTCACCAGCTTGCTTCTTGTTATGGCTTTTAATAATCTGCTCCCCTTTCAATAGCATCGGCACAGGCATCACAATGCCAACCATAATAAGCACCATTGGCGTCCTTGTGTGAGTGCCTTAACCTAAACTGCCATATTTTACCTGCTACCTTGACAATCCTGCCACATCTACCACACATAATTTTAGCTATAAATGCCATTGACTCCCTCCTTGTTATGTCAACCTAGGTCTATTATAGCACCTCGCTATTGCCCTTGTCAATAGAACAAATGAGCTAATGTTATGTAAAGTCCTTATGTAAAGCTATTATGTCAAACCGTTATGTTAATTAGGAACTATTTTTGCTCCTTTGCCCAAAAATGCCGACAAAACACTTGACAAAGCCACTCCCTTGTGTTATGCTTAGGTAGGTGTTAGACGACAGCACCAAAAAGGAGGGTAAAATGACCGTAGAAGAGATTAGAAAAGCTATCGGGGAAGCACTAGCTGCCGGGAACGACGCAGAAGTTGACCGACTAGCGATTGAGCTAGGCAAGGCAAAGGTTGAGGAGCACAAAGCCGAGCTGGTCAAGGCTACCAAAGAGTCCGAGGAACTAGCAGGTGATAGAGAAGCCCTAGCTAAAGAGGTCAAGGCTATGATAGACAAAGACACTGGACTCAAAGCCAGTCTAGAGAAGGTCAAGGCTTATGGCTTTGTGTATAGTGTAGACCACACCCAGACCGATAAGGATGGGCTAAAGACTAAAGTCATCGGGGGATGTGCCTTGCGGGTGCCAGAAGTAAAGAGGGCTAGGGGAACAGGCGGTGGTGGTGGAGTAGCCAGAGGAACTGGTGAGTTTGCCAAAACCACAGCCGATTATGGTTTGACTCCAGCCCAGGCATTTGAGAAGTTTGCCACTGCGGAAGACAAAGAGGCATTGGCTAAAGCAGTAGGGGGTTCAGCCCAGTGGCGGGTCAAAGAGAATGTCCGCCAGCGAGCTATCAAAGCGGGAGAGCTACTGCCAGTCAAGTAGTCCAAAGAGAGGGAGCTAGTCGTCAGCTCCCTTTTCTTTTTGCCCACCTGCTTAACATTATGTAAAGTAGCTCCCCAAGCTGGGAATTGGCATACGGGTGCTTACCTTTAGAGATGAATATTATTTTTCCTATATGTGGTCTCAGATTTTAATTTCCACCAGCTTTTGCTCCTTTGTGGTCTCACAAATTATTCCTACACCAAATCTGCCCTACCTTCTACTTGGGTATATAAGGATTAGGAACACGACTGCAAAAACCAACGCCACCAGGACAAATACACCTAGCCAACCTCCTATAGTCAGGAGTATCATAGGCAGCTCCAGCATTTTAACCTCCTTACATAGTCAAAACACGGATGTTTTACTTGACTACCATCTCTAAATTCTATACGACAGCGTGGTAAGTTGTGCTTTTTATCAATTTCGTTCCACTCATAGTGGAGCAGACATTGGCATATATCGCATTCCCCTATCTCTTCCTGCTTAGTCATTAAGCGTACCACCTTTCAATCTTTTTAAACGCCTCGGTTATTTGCTTGTCGTTTATATACTCAAGCAGTAGGTCGTCTGCCTTGCCATGCGCCACCTCAGCATCACCCTTTGATAACTCTTGCAGTTTGACTAGTTCTTCCAGTATCTTTTCCTGTTTAGTCATTTTAACCTCCTTGTATATTTCTCCTTAACCCACCCTTACACCCACTTACGCATTATTCTTTATCACCCTATTTACCAATATTTTAGGATGACTCACAAGGCATCACCTCCTTTATCAAGCTATTACCTCTAAGGGAGATAGGAATGACATGTCTACCATTAAACCTCAAACCAGCTTCATAGGTCACAGGAAGTTCCTTTGCATCATAGCACCACTGACAAAGGAATATGGCTCTCCCGCCTTTGCTTGTATTGGGTAGCTCAACCCAATGATGAGCACCTGTAGGAGATTTATTACATCTCCAACTCCCACCTTCTATATAGTTGTCGTAAGGGTCTTTAGCCATTTCTTCGGTATTCCACCAACCTTTGCTATTTCTTCCATTATCCCAACTAGCTTCTCATCCAGTCTAGCTTCCGCCAATAACCTATCAGGATATTCACACTTTAGCTTTCTCTTCCTTTGTTCCAACTCAGCTTTTCTCCTTAGTAACAAATAACGGGTTCTGGCATCCTCCTTAGATAGCTCCAGCTTAGGTCTGCCTCTATATCCTCTAGCTATATAGGGGTTGGCTACCAAATACTCCGTAGCTTGGGTCACCCAACACTGGAGGTGCCAGAATAGCTTGATATTCCATCTCCTATTGTCGCTACCTTTTCTCCATATCTTCCCAACCACCATAGCTGTAGCTACTTCTATATCCTTTTCACAATACCTACACCTAGCTTTTCTTTTGCACCATGTTACCCAGATATCCATTATCTATTTCTCCTCTATGTAAGTAGCTTTTATGAATAACCTCTCCATTTGAGTATCTGTCCAGCCAAGTGCCTCTTTAAGGTTGTCCCATGCAAGAGGATGTAATACTGCAAAGGGTTCTCCGCTTAATGGATAGGTGGGGTGATGAAGTGCTTTCCTGAGTGTTTGGATATTTAGCGTTTCATTTTCCATTTATCCGCCTCCTATCGGGATATCCTTACCACTAAGTCTATCATGGAGTTGCAAAGCCAACCTTACTATTTGGTTTATAGACTCAGGTATATACACATCATGTCCGTAGCCATGAAAAGGTTGGAATACTCCATTCAACTGGAGCTTAAACTGTCCTATAACTTTTTCCTCATCACAGGGTTTACATGGGTGGTTATCCATTTATTCCTCCTTAATTAGGAACATTTCCTCATAATACTTCTTGGTGTATAATTCCACATACCAAGTATTTGCATCCATATAAATCCTGCCTAGCATCAATCTACCTGTGTAAACCATCCAGATTAGTCTAATTATCATTATATCACCTTTCTATACTAATTGTCAATACTTATTTAATGTTAATTATAATTCTCTATATAAGCCAGCTTGACATAATACTAGAAATGTGATAGAATAGGTCAAGGATATAGCAATGAATGATGCCGAGAATATTAGCCAGGTAATGATACCCTTCTGCCAGGATGATACCAAGAGGTCAAAGTATCTTGGCTTTAGGGTAGCTGGCTTTTCCGTGAGGGAAGCTATGAACCTGGCTAAATGCTCCATAAGGAGTGTCAAGCGTTGGAGGGAGCTAGACCCAGAGTTTAATGAACTGGATACTGTAGGTTTAGTTGAAGCAAGGAAGCAGCTTAGCTCCGAATACATAAACATTGAATTTACCCGCAACTACCACATGGTTCTACAAAAGGATTTTGATGTCCTTATCAAAGCTATTACAGGTGTAGCACTATCTGCTCAGGAACACCAGTATCTCCTAAAGCTAAGGGGTCATTATACTCCTCAACAGCTAATGCTTATCAAACAGCTAGTAGGTGAGGTAGAATCTGGAGAACCTTTTGACTTTACCAAACTGACTTTTACTCTAAGGGAAGAAAAGAGAGAACTAATTATAAAGGCGGAAACTGATGGAGTGCCCACACTGCCATAAGCCGATGGTCATAGCACATATTGATGTTAGGAGGAATCGTATTATGGAAATGTCGTGATTGTGGCTATACCCACCTGAAGGAGAGGGAGTAAAAGGATGGATGAAGGGGAAAAAGAGTTAATACAAATTACCCATGATACAGTTATAGAATTACGGACAATCCTCCTTGGTGTTCCTAACACCGATGATACAGGCTTGGTTGGGGAAATCAAACAGCTTAAGGTTGATGTAGGTAGGCTTTATAGCCGTCAGCAAAGGTTATCTAAAAATTATTGGATGTTAGTTGGCATCCTGATTGGTTTAGGTGTTCTTGGTACAGGTATATATAACATTGTTTGGTGGTTAAATGGCAAAGGGGGTTAGAGCTTCGCTTAAACAAAGGATAGCTGGGAGGCGAAATCTCAGGAGAGCACAAATATCCAGGATTGGACTTCGTGGACAGAGATACACCAAGAGAATTAGAGGATATCGTTGATGAAATCCATAGCCGATTGGATATTGTAGAAAAAGAGGTTGATATAATAAGGAGACTTGTCAAGCTCCTATATAGCAGGATAAAGGAGGTAGAGGATGGCAAAGAGGAAATGGATTAAAGGAGCTATTAAACGACCTGGGATTTTCCGAGCCAAAGCTAAAGCTATGGGTGTATCTACTGCGACTTTAGCTAGGAGATGGGCTAAGAAACCTGGTGTTTGGGGTAGGAGAGCTAGATTAGCCACAACGCTGAGGAGACTTCCAAGACGAAGAAGGTAATTTATGACCATAACCAATGTGGATAAAGTTGGCGACCACATCCGCATAGTTGAGGATGGTATTACCAGATTCCTAACTGTTGTCGGAGAAGATATACCTGTATCCGTTCCTACAACTGGTAAATGTAAGGTAGTCAATCTCTATGTGGATGAAGCTACCAACAAGGTATATGTAGCTTATCACCAAGCTGCTTGGGAGGCAGGTTCTCCAACTGTCATAGAGCTTAGTGAAGCTGGAGTTGGTGCAGGTGATATGCTCAAATCCACCTATGATACCGATGAGGATGGTGTTGTAGATAATTCGGAGAAGCTGGAAGGTTCTACCAAAGCTGAGGTTCAAGACCACACCCCTAAAGCCCATTTGTTAGGTGCTCATACAGCGGATACCCTAGCCAACCTTAATGCTAAAGTATCGGATGCTACCTTGGATGGCAGTGGTGATAGTAGAACACCATCTGCTCATAAAGCATCCCATCAAAATGCTGGAACTGATGAGATAAGTGTTGCAGGACTGAGTGGTCTCCTAGCAGATGACCAACATGTTTTGGATGCCGAGGTAGTTGCAGCAGCTAAGACGGTAAAGTTGGATGATTTTACCGCACCTGATGACACCACCGACCTAGATGCTACCGATGCTCTCCATGGACTTATAAGCAAAGCGGATAAGGGTAAGTTGGATGGTATTGCAACAGGTGCTACTGTATATCCAGATACAGGAGAGCAGGCTTTCCTTGATGCTGACCATACCAAATTGGATAATATAGAGGCGGGAGCTACTGTATATCCTGATACTGGTGAACAAGCATTTCTGGATGCCGACCACAGCAAACTGGATGCAATAGAAGCTGGTGCGGATGTTACCGACACCACCAATGTAAATGCTGCTGTGAAGAGGATAGTCTATGTCAAGGTTCTTGCTAATGATACCGCAGTGGCAACTGGTGATGGTAAGGCTTATATCACTATACCTAGCGACTTGAATGGGATGAACCTGGTGGATGCTGATATAGCGGTATATACGGCATCTAGTTCTGGAACACCTACAGTCCAGTTGCACAACCTAGATTATGCGGGTGGTGCTCAAGATATGCTCTCCACGCTAATGACCATTGATGAGAATGAGCTAAATTCCTACATCGCTGCCACACCTCCAGTTATCAATGGTAGCTATGATGATGTGGCGACTGGTGATAGGATTAGAATAGATGTGGATGTAGCTGGGACAGGAACAAAGGGATTGGATGTTATACTGGTATTTCAAACACCATAAGGAGAAATAATGCCAGCTAAGGGAGCTTGGGTAGAGCAGGTTGATAAGAGAACTAGGAATGGCAAGAAGCGGGTGGATTCCGCTGACCCTAGACACTTTGCCGTTGATGTTACCATTGGCTCTATCCACTATTGGGAAGAGGAACAGTGGAAAGAGATAGATAACATCTTTGAACCTATTGCTGCTCCTTGGGACTGGGGGATGGTCAAAGCTGGCTACCATATCAGGGTCAAAGAGGACTTCACTGCTGGTCAAATTATAGAGTTTGAGAAACAGGGTGAGACAGTCCAGTTTCAACCTATGGCTTTGGAGTGGACTAATGACCTTGACCAGATACAACAGGTCTCAATGCCTCAAGATGTTACTCCTGTAATTACCAATCCAGAAGTTGCCTTGCTTCCTGCTGTTGGTATGCCAAGCCATCAAGGGACTATCAGGTGGAATGATGCTTATGGTGAAGGCATAGACTTTAGGTGGCGATGCACTTCAACTAGGCTGGTTAAAATCCTAGAGATAGAGAACCTTAACAAACTACCTGTCCCTGAGCAGTATATCCTTGATGGTGGTAATCCTGTATTGAGGCTCAATCTGATATTTGACCCGTCAAAGGATGTGGATATTTATGTTGATGGTGAACTCTGGGATAAGAAGGTAAAGAAGCAGACCTTTAAGATAATTGAGTTCAGGAAGGATAGTGAGGTTCTATGGGGTTTTATGCCTTTGGAGTATTGGGATAGCAGTCCTGAACATAATTTAGAGCAATCCATAGCCACCTTGAGAAAGGCAGGAAAGAACCTTTACATTGAGATAAGAGTTCCTTACGAGTGGTTGCAAGGTGCTATTTATCCTGTATTTATTGACACCGATGTTGATGAGATAGTTGGAGCAAGTGATGATGATTGCTATAGGCGTTTGACAACATCTGGTTGGAGTTTAACACTAAGTTATTGTGTTGCTGGTGTTTATAGTACAAGTTTCTATCAATATGGTTCAGGGATGAGGTTTCAGACTGTTGCTATAGAAGGAACTATAAATGTAGGCTATCTTATATTAACCTGCTCAACTGCTAGTACTGTTACTGGAACAAATAGTAGAATAAGTGCTGAAGATGTAGATGATGCTGCTGTGTTTACTGATAACTATGGAGCGTTTGATACCCGCTGGGCTGCCAGAACAACGGCTAGAGTTGATTGGGATAATATAGCTTCGTGGGTTCTTAATACTGAATATAATAGTCCATCAATCGTCTCGGTTATTCAGGAAATAGTAGACCGAGATGGGTGGGCAAGTGGTCAAGATATAGTTATCTTCTGGGAGGACTATGAAGACAGAAGTGCTCACGATGCTGAAAGAAGACGAAGGGCATATTCCTATGATGGCTCTACTACTAAGTGCCCTCAGCTCCACATTGAATATGAGGCGGTAGCACCACCAACTTTTATCCCAACAGTAACAATTTTTTAGGAGGTAACCATGGGCTGGAGTATAGAAATAGTTAGAGATGAACTGGACAAAATGTTTAAGAATCTTGGTGCTAGGTATGAAATCCAACACCCAGATTCCATCTTCCCCACAGTCTTTATTATCTGTAATGTGGATTTACCTCCAGCTTTAATGAAACATATAGCTTTGATGTTCCCAGAGAATGTCTATTTGGATTTCAAAAAGACCAGCTTTCCAGTGGGTGAGGAGCAATGATAACCGAACTTGAACAAACCTTTAGGGAACTTTTTGCTGACAAAAAGAGGTTTATTGAAACCTTATTGGTGATTGAAAATAAACAACGCCAAAGGGTTCCATTTATCCTTAATCCCATACAGCAGGATGTAATAGCTACCGAAACTGGTAGGGACATTGATGTAAAACCTGCTCAAGCAGGTCATAGTTCTATAAAGTTAGGTGAACGCTTGGTTGATACCCTAACAGTTCCAGGAACCAATACCGTCCTTATAGCTTATGAGGACTTTATCACCGAACGCCTACTGAGCAAGGTGGAGTTCTTTTATAACCATCTAGCTTCCTTAGGGATACCAGGCTTTCCTACTATCCATCATGATTCCACCTATGAGAAAACCTTTAGATTCTATGTTAATGGTAGAGTTATCAGCAAAAGTTCCATCTATATTGCATCAGCTAGGAGTTATGTAGCTGGTAGAGCAGAAACCATCCACCATCTCCTTTGTGATGAATTTGCTTTTTGGGCAGTAGGGTCTATGGAGAGAATATTTGCTCCAGCCATGGACAGAGTTCCTCCAGACGGAACCGTGGATGTATTCTCCACTCCCAATGGTGAGGACAATGACTTCTGTGAAATGTATAGGTTGGCTGTGGAGGGTAATAGTGTTTTCACACCACATTTTTATCCTTGGTGGATGTGTTTAGATTATACAATACCATTGGGAGACCCACGCATCAGACATATACCAGAGACCGATAAGCCAGAGTTCACCTTATCTCAGGATGAGGAGCAGCTGGTAGTCAATAAAGGATTAAGCTATGACCAAATAAGATGGCGTAGATGGAAAATCAAGGAGAAAGAGTCTCTTAGGAGGACTGGTGAAACTAGGATGCTATTTGCTCAGGAATTCCCTGAGGATAATGTTTCCTGCTTCCTAGCTACTGGAGATATGTTCTATGACCCTGTAGTTGTGAATGAGAAAGCTAGAGGGTGCTACCTAGCACCCATACACCAAAATGGTTTGTCTGTGTGGTATCCTCCAGAAGAAGGTAAAAGCTATATTGTAACTGTGGACCCAGGACAAGCCAAAGTAACCCAAACAGCAATTACCGTGTTGATGCCACCCCAGCCAGGAAATGACCACTGGAAGTATTGTGCTAGGGATGCAGGCTTATATTCCCTAGAACCAACAGTTGCTAAAGCTAGGGAGGCTGCTAGGTATTACAATGGTGCTATGATAACCTGGGAAGCTAATTCTCATGGATTAGGTATAGCACCGATTATCAAATATGGTAATATCTATTATAGGAGGGATGTAGTTAGTGGTAGGATTAGTAGTGAACCTGGATGGTTAACTGGTCCAAGAACCAAAGACTATATGTTAGCCAGCCTCCATAGAGCTTTACCTGATATGGTTGTCCACGACATAGAGTTCATCACGGAGCTTAGGAACATTCGCCAAGTGGGTGATAAAGCTCTATCCGTAGGAGCAGATGACATCCATGATTCCGTAGCTATAGGGATTGTCTGCAATAATCCTAATCCAACCATAAGAGGTTGTCTTGGTAAGAGTGGATGGAAATGGTAAAGGAGGAATTAAATGGCAATAACAGTTGATAACATAATAACCAAATGCAACAGGTTAAGAAGGAATTGGGGAACCAGACACCTTAAATTCAAGGCTTGGTATGATGTCCTTACCCTCAAAGACGAGCTTGAGCAGGAAGGTATGGAGTCTGTAGTTTCCAATGACCCAAGAGCAGGTTATAACCTAGCTCTGCACCTATTAACCTCCAGCATCATAGCTCATAGAATATCATCCGAAGAGCTAGAACCAATCCAGGTAACTGGTGCTTCCTACCTTGAAAGTTATGTAACCAAGAGGTGGACTCAAATAGAAAAGAGCTATAGGAAGCGAGGTCGGCAATCTTGGATGAGAGACCTTATTTCCCTCATGTTAGCAACTGGATGGTATTCTGTCCTTGCCCTAGTTGATGATGATAACCTGATAGCTGAGGTTTGGCATCCAGCAGAGGTGTTCTCTGAGTTTGGTGCTGATGGTCAAACCGAATGTGCCCATATCTATCCCTTATCGGCAGCAGCAGCCAACATGAAGGCTAGGACGATGGGTTGGAAACTTAGAAGTCCCTTCGTTTCCCCAACTACTCTTTATGACCATTGGGGGTTTGATGCTGATGGAGAGGTAGCCAATGCTATTGTTATGGGTAGAGAGTTTGTCAAGGAAGCAACCAAAGAACCTGATTTGGAGTTTATTCCAATCTTCACCTCCCCAGTTGGAGGACTTCCTGACAAAGGTAGTTTAACCACAGGCTCAAAGTGGCAGGAGCATTATGGAGAATCCATTATTGCTACCGATGAAGGTATCATAGCCAACTTCAATAAGATGTTAACCTATGGTCAACAGCTTGTCCGTGATACCGCTAATCCCAGATGGTTTGAGCAATCCAGAGGTGATACCCCAATCCTAACACAAGCTGACTTGTTTAAGCGAGGAGCTATCTTTAGAGGGACTCCAGAAGAGAATATTACTCCATTACCAACTCCTCCAATACCAATAGAACTACGGTCAATTCTTTTTGACTACCAAAATATGATGCAGCGTGGTTTGTTCCCTTGGAGTTTATATGGTAACATCCAGCAGCAAATAACTGGTTATGCTATGTCCCAGGTAGCTTCCGCTGCCATGCAGGTGCTAACTCCCTACCATGAAGCTGTCAAAGGTCTACTATCGGATATTGATAACTTCTGGCTAGGTCAGATGAGGAAGCATGGGTATAAACCTCATGGGTTTAAGATGCCTGAGGATATGCCAAGCGACTTGGAGTTTGATGTTACCTTTAACATAGATATACCTGGTTACCTGATTCAAAGGGTAACTGTAGCTAGGATGGTAAATCCTCAATTTAGACTTTCTACCAGTACCACAATGGACAAACTCTTCCCTGAGATTAAGGACTCCCTCAGAGAACAAGCTAGAGCTAGGAGGGATGATGCTCTCAACCATCCAATAGCTATTACCATATCCCTAATTTCAGCTTATAAAGAGGAAGCTAGACTACTCAGGGATGCTGGAGACCCTGATACCGCAGCTTTGTATGAAAAGGCAGCAGGAGCTTTGGAAGCCCAATTAACACCAGCTGCTCCTGAAGCTGCTCCTCCAGGAGCTAGGGAGATAGCAACTCCAAGAGAGGCAATGCCTAGAGAGGAAGTAACTCCTCCACCACCTATGGGAGAAATGATATAGAGGTGAATTATGCCTGACGGTTATCCAGATGAATTAAAAGAACTTTCACCCAGGATGAAGGAAATTACCAGCTGGTTCCTTTCCTTTTCCCAACGCATAGCAAAGGCGAGTCCTGAGCTTAGGACAAAGTTGGTTGAATGGGAAAGCCAGAAGATGGGCTATTGGACTTTGATGGGTGAAACCAGTAAGCTCATGGAGGAATATGGTGAACATTATGAGGCGTATGCTTCGGTAGGTGGGGGAGGAATTTTCATCCAAAAACTACTCATGATACCATCACTCCCGCCAGAGACAAGGGTTAAAGCTGCTCAAATAGCCTTTACAGGAGTTGTAGGAGAGGAGTTAAACAGGCTAAAAAACAAAATGACCATTGCTATGGATGACCTTGAAAAGCAGGAGTTTTATTATAAACTATATGGTGATGTTCCTACCGTCATATCTAGTGGTCGGTTAACTTCGGTTGATGAGGTTTTATCAGCTTTATCTATTCCAAAAACCATTACACCAACCGAGCTTAGTTCAATTAGGGATACCATAGCTGGTATGATTAAAGCAATCTCAGCACCAGAAGGAGTAACACCAGAGGAGGCTGTTGAGTTAGGATTACCCGAGCTAATTGCTCCTGTAGGCATTGCTCCTAAACCTATTGGCATATCCATAATAACCACAGAGGAAATCCTTAAAGCTATTACTGCTCCTAGAGTTCCTCCTAAGGTTATGACTGATGAGGAGTGGTATGAACTCCTAAAGATGGAGGGTTATAGTGATGCTGATTTGGGAGAGGTAGCCTATACCCAACTCCTTGCTGATGACCTCATTGCACAATGGACGGAGGATGCTAACCGCTTGGAGGCATTTAGAGGTGGATTGGCTGAAATGCCAGATTATACCTTTTGGGATATGGCTAAGGAAATGGTTGTGCAACCTGGCTTGGCAGCTATGGAATTGGCTGGTCTATACTTTGAGCATGTTTCCCAACCAATCGCAGGTTTTGTATGGAAGACCTTTATTCCCGACATAGAAGTTGAGTATCAAAGGTTGAGGAAAACAGAATCCACTTGGGAAGCTCTAGGTAATGCTTGGTATAACTGGGAGTTCAATTGGTTTGTTAAATATATGTTGATGGAAGGTGCTGTTGACCCATTGACCTATGTAGGTTGGGGTATAGCTGCTAGGATTACCAAACCAATTCCTTATGTTGGTAGGTTTGTTGGAGCAGCGGAGAGAGGAATACAAGCGGTTTTTGAGGTTCCATTTGACTTGATAAAGGCAGGTATAAAGAGAATACCAAAAACTGCGGGTCAGCGAGCTTTAATGGCTCAAAGACAAGCAGGTAGGCTTGTTGACCATGCTTTAACCAGATATACAGGTAAACCTCTCCACAGTATCAACATGAAGGAATTTGGAGAAGCTACCGAGGTATTTATAAAATTTGCTCTTGACCATCCACAATCGGAGGAATGGATGGCTTTAGCTGGGAGGGAATTACTCAAACATGCTCCTGTAGATGAAGCCCTCATCAGAAATTGGTCTAAGAGGTTAGGCACCACTCTTAGTCCTGAGGATATAACCAGAGTAACCATAGAGAATGTTGAGAACCTCTTTGAGGATTATTTTATGAAAGGTATTATCACACAGAAGGAAGCTGGTGGTAGGCTTCTGCGTATCCTTGGTGCAGCAAATCCTGATGATGATACCTTAAAACTAGCTCAGAGGTTGTTACAGGATAGAGCAGATGTTATATCCCGAGGAGCTATGGTGTTTGCTGGAGCTAAAAGTCCTTTTGCAGCTATGCGAGCTTTGATGAGCAGGAACCTCAAAGTCCACATGCGGATAGAGGAGAGTGCAGCTTACCTTGTCCGCAAAGAGGTTGGTGGCTATACTACCCTGCTCCACAATGTAGATGTTAGGCTTCAGGGTATTTGGAGGAACCAAATTGATAGGATGGTGGTGAGACCCTTTGCTGAAGCCTACCTAACCTTTGGTATGTATGGTCCGATGAATGTCCTGGAGGATTATATACGCACTTCCCTTGGTGGTGTCCGTCCCAGAAGGATGACCATTGAAAACTTTGAGACACTAGCTGTAGGTCTAACCTTTGACCCTGAAATTAGGAGGGCTGGTATATCAGAGATGATTGGTTATCTAGCTAGGGAGGGAGCCGAGGAGAATTGGAATAACTGGATTCTTCAACTGGCTACATTAGGTAAGAAAGGTTGGGCAGACAAGCTCTATACCTATGCGGTTAGAATCCCTGGTGCTTATGGTATGGATGTCCGTAGGAACTTTCTTGCTAAACGATTCCTCCAAATACTTAGAGAAACAGGTGGTGATACCTATGAGGCTTTGATGAGGGTTGGACCTAAGACACCAACATTAGCTGATAAAACCATAGTTAGGGATTTAGAAACCCTAGTCCACCATGCTAAAAGCACAGGTAAACCAGAGCTACTTAGGAACTCCAAAAACCAATTTACCAGAGAGAGGATAGTTGGGAACGAGGTTAACACCATTCTTAAACAACATCCTGAATTACCTAATACTGTGAGGGATTTCGTTGGGAGTGAGTTTAGGGCTGGTACTCTATTTAGTGAGGGTGGTGTTTCCATAGACAGGACTATAACTGAAAGTGGAGCTATGATTCTGGATGACTTTATCCGAGGTCCTGAAATAGCTACCCGACAAATGAAATCCTTAGCTGACATCCTAGTTGAATTAGAGGTGAGAAATCCACAGGATATGGCATGGTGTCTCAAACAGCTACAGGTTATGTCAAATGTCTATGGAGCCACTCCCAGACAGGTTATTGCTCAAGCTACCGTTAGGAGTAGAGGTTTATCTCTAGCTGAAAGGAGAGCAAGGTTTGATATTGACTTTGATAGGCTATACCTGTTCCTGGATAGTGCTGGTGCTGATATAGACAGGGTTATTGTCAAATTGAAAGCCTTAGTGAAACAACCAGGAGTGGCTATATCCGATGATTATGTTACCAAAGCTGATAGGTTGTTTGATATCCTAACAACCAAGCGGGAATACGCTGCTGAGTTCCGAGCACAAAACATGGCTACCCGCCATGAGATATTTGCTGGAGCTACCATAGCCGATATGAAAAGTAGGACTTTCTGGGATGACTTTTACCTCCACATGGATAATGAGTATATGATTTTTGATAGGAGAATAGCAGACCTTGATGGTATGTTGGTTCAGGTAGCTGAAGGTATGGATATATCTGCTGGTATTAGACCTTTCCAAAGACCAGCTATTAAAGTGATGGATAGACCTTTAGCTCCTCAGGATGTTGCTAATCTCCTTGGATGTAGAGGTGATGACATCTCTAGGTCTTTGTTGGATGTCCTTACAATCCAAAACGATAGGGAGATGTTTATAACCTATGTCCTAGCAAAAACCAGACCTGGTGATGCAGGTTTTACCAGAGAATCTGTAGGAGCGGTTTATGACCAAATAGTTTATTCCCTGCAAACAGACCCCAGAACTTTGTCCTGGATTACCTCCAAGCAAATGGAGCTAGAAGCTGTTAGGAGAGACTTACATTACCTACATAACTCTAAGATGTTTCCTCCAGAGGAAAAGATTATTATAGATAAGTTCCTGGATGAAACTGCCGATGCTATGGACAGACTAATGTATGAAGCTCCTGTTGTTCCTATCAGTCTAAAGCCAATTAAAACCACCATTGGTGAGGGTTTTGATTTTATGGTTGAAGGAAAGAAGGTTGGCTCCGTATCTTATGGCAGCACCGACATTATGGGGATAAAGGGAATCATATTGGGTCAGATTGATGTTACCGAAACAGTAAGGCGTAAGGGCATAGCTACCACTGCCTTGGATAGGATTCTTGCTGATGCGGAGGCTGGTGGGAAACCTCTATTTAGTGGTATATTAGAACCAGATGGAGTGGCATGGTTGCGTGGTCTTGAGAAGAAAGGGTTAATTGAGTTGATTCCTCATGAGCAGAAGCTGTTGGGTCATACCATTACCAGAGGTGCTAAACCATTCCCAACTATCCCCCCAACTAAAGTTCCACCTAGAATCCTGAAACCTGAATATGAGGGTTTTGATTCCCTCCGCCAATCCGCTATGGATGAAGCCCACAAATGGTATTACAAGGAATATCCTGACTACACCAACGCCAATGCTTTTGATGCCATGATGAAATCAATCTACCCCTACTGGACCTACGAATCCCAGAGGTGGTTCTGGCTTCCTCGTAGCTTCATTAGACATCCTGGAACCTTTACCGCATTTGAAAGGTGGCAGAATAACACCGACTATGGTTATGTCCATATACCAGGGACTTCCATAGACATTAACCCATTTAGAGGAACTATTTATGGCACCTTAACAACCAGACTTACTAGGAGGGATTTCCCTGAATATTATGATGCTCTACCATTTGCTGGCAACTTTGTGGAGTTTATGGACTTCCTCTCCCGATATGGCTTTTATCCAGGTGCTCATATCGGTATTCCTCTAGCTGCACTTGGTGGCTTGGAGCAGCAAATGGGTGAGACCATACCAGCAATATGGAAGACTCCCCTAATCGCTGCTATAGGTTTATTCCCTGACAATGAGTTTGTGAAAGCAATTAGTGAACGGTTATTTTCGGATAGGTTTAGAGATTACCTAACTATCCTTATGGTCAATAAGCGTGGTTATGATGGAACCCACATTTGGACCAAGATGGAGGAACACCTAGAGCTAACTGAGGAGGAGCAAGCCGTTTGGACGGATGCTAGGAGTGAAGCAGCATTACATGGTATGCTTTTTGAGCAGTTTGGTTTGTTCAGACTTAGGAGTGATGAGCAATATCAGGTGTATGAGGATTCTGC